TCTGAACTAGATAAGAAATCAAACAAAGGTTTTACTGCTTGACCTAAAGCAGCACCAATATTTTTTATGCCGTTATATATAGCATTGAAACTTCCAGAGGCTAGTAGGTTAGATATTCCTTTTTGTAGCAAAGGTAAAAACCCACTAGCAACAGCCTCTCTTAGTCCCTTCATTATTGGCTGTAAAGAGACTAAGAATTTAGCAAATCCTTTTTGGCTGGCAGTTAGAGCAGCATACGGGTCTTTAGCAGCAGCGGCTGCTCTAGCCTTAGCACCAGTTCTTAGTTCTTCTTGTAGGTCATTGTTTTTATCTTTAGCACGACGATAGTTTAGTTCTGCTTGCTTGTAAGCAAGTTCTGCTTCACGACGAGCACGACTGTCGGCTGGTAAATCAGCAGTTCTAGCAAGACCTTCACGGGCTTTTTCTAAAGCAATAGCAGCACTCTCTTGAGATAGAGCAGCCTCTTCAGCATCAAATTTTAGTTGTTGGAGTTCTTCACGAACATTTCTAATTTCTTGTGCTTGATTTTTTTGTGCTTGAGTTGCTTGTTGTACTGCTTCGCCTATGCCATTAAATGCCATTTTTGCCACAGCGGTGGCAACTTTTAGGGATAGGAATAACCCAATTACTGCCGTAAATGAAGCAGCAGCACCTAACGCTGCTCCCACTAGAGCAACTAAAGCACCAATTAATGAACCAATGCTAGTTACAAATATTCCAGCCATAGCCGAGCCTTTATAGCCAGACATAATCAATTGATTGAATGAATCGTATGCTTGCTCAGCCGCAGGATTCATTTCTTTTAGTCCAGCAGAAAATTTGGATAAGAAACTTGTATCTGTTCCACCCTTGTTAAAACCTTTCATAAATCTATTAGAAAGGTCTTGACCTGCTTTTTCTGCTTGCTTACCGCCACCACTACCGCTTAAACCACTAAAACCTTTATTAATGTCTTTAGCGACATTGGTTGTAATGGCCCTAACGATAATATGGGCTTCACCTACGACTGGCATTTATCTTCTCACCCCCTTAGTTGAGTGGTGCTTCTAATCGACCATTTCCAGTCATAGGAATTCCCGTGTCTGGGTCAAACTGAGTTGCTGGAATAAATGGTTTTGTCGGCTGTTTGATGTTCGGGTCGTACGGCTTTAAATCAAAATCATCGCTAAATCCTGAAGCACTGTTGTATTTACTATTTCCACTGCCACTAGAGGAACGCTGACCAGCAAAGATATAAGGGTAGCCATACCACTGGCCGTAAATAACTTCTCTTACTTGAGTTACAGCATCCGACTCTTCGGCAGTAGAGAACCTTATGTCATCTTCAAAAAGATAATGAATGACATCTAACATATCGCTTGCTTCCATGCTTGCAAGTTGAATACCATTCATTATCGCTTTTCCATTTATATACGGCCAAACGCTAATGGCCCACTCTATTAAACTGCTGGTTGCTCTTTTGGGCGGTCAGAGTATTCTTCCATCAACCAAGCAACAATTTCACCAAGGGTTTCCAAGGTTGTAATTTTTTCTGGGTCGCTAAGAAGAGTGTCAAACTTCTTTTTGCTTTCAGCATTTAGCACAGCAGAAAAGAACTTTTCCATTACCTGAGATGACCTTGCTACATCCTCAGAACTTGAGTCAGCAACAATTTCTAGTAGAATTTTTCCCTGAATTACTGGTGCACAGTTGAATTCTTCACCGTGTAGTTTGAACTTTAGTGGCTCTCTATTGACAACTCCACCGTCGCCAAAGTCTTTGAATCTAGACATATTTTATGTATCCTTCATTTGAATGTGTAATAAGGCTTTTGCCTATAATAATTTTACTCTATGTAAAAATATGTGATTTTAGATTTTTGGCTTAGGGAATGATTTGCCTCTATAAACACTGCCTATATCTTGAAATAAAAACAATTGGTCGGAAAGGTATCTATTTGGCTTAGTTCCAGGGTGCCTAACCAACTGAGTTCTGATTACTCTACCCCTACTCATAAACACTAATTGGGGAGCATTTTTTGGCCTAATAAGGTGTGGCCTAGTACCTTCGTGATGTAGGTAGGCAATATTGTTCTTAGAGCCAATTTTCAACTCTTGACCGTATCTGGATGTCTTATGCTCCATTTTTATAGATAAAGCAAGAGCACCAGTTTTTTTACCGACTTGCCTTTTTGCTAAAAACAAAGCAATTTGACCTCTATGATTTAGTTCTTTCCAAAGATGTCCTTTAGCAGTTTTTAGTTCGGCATCAAGTATTGGCTTATAAAGAACTAACTTTTGAAAAGTGTATGAGTATTGAGTAGATACTCTACCGCCCTTAGCACCAGCAGCGACGCTACCAAAGCCATTGCCTTTTATGGCACCAGCAAGTTTTTTAGCGGTGTATGTACCCCAGTTTCCAAACATTATGGAACCGCTAGCGTTAGTTGCATATTGACAGTCTGAAATCCACCTTCAGGGCCAGAACTATCAAGGGTAGCAATTACTCCCAATCCATAACCAGAATCATCCCACATATCAAACTCACGCAAAGATTCCATAAGAACCCAAGCGTCAATAGCAGAAGAGTATGAACTCTCAGTGATTTTATCTCCACTAGGCGGTCTACCATTTTGACCAACGGTAGCCACTGGTCTAGAAATGCTAATAATTACGGTAGCAGTGCGTGGCACATGGCAACGCTGCGGAGTTGACTGTTCATCACCAGGAGTACCTAAATACATCTGTAGGAAGTTCACAACAACTTGCTCGCAGTCAACGGCTACTTCTCCCATAGTCCAGTAACGGCGTGAAGGGAGTGGCACATTGTAAGATTGGAAAACAGTTTCGATACGAGAAAGTATCCCATCCATCATATTTTTTAGACTTAGGGCATCGCTCGAAACATCTGCGATTGTTGTCGTTGACATAGGTTGCCTACTATTCGACTACAGGAGCCTCATCAACTACAACTGTTTCCTCAACAACTGGAGTCTCTTCAACAACTACAACTTCTTCAACAACTGGAGTTTCTACTACAACTGGCTCTGACTTAGCCTTTTTCTTAGGCTCTGCTTTTACAGGTGCTACAGTTGCTTTCTTACCAGTGTTCATTGCTTCAGCAGTGAAGTTTGTCTGAATGTGTACCATGTTTTTACTTTCTTTTAGGGGCTACTTCTATTGTAGAACTAACCGTTTAGGTTGATTTTTAGGTTTCCTGATGTAATTAGCACAACGCTGTTATTTGTATGCGTTGCGTACAAGTCCCAAGTGCCAGGGTCTACCATACCGATAGTAGACAGGGTGTCTGAATATCCAGCAGTCAAAGTTATAGTAGAAGCAGCAGTATTTACATTGGCTGAAGCGTTGCTAAGAGTTAGTGATTTAGCACTTGAATAACTTTTGATAGTAAGTGCTGGAGTCCATCCCGCTTGGCTAGTCAAGAAAGTAGCATTGATATTTGCCAACCCTAGAGTAGTGGAGCCAGTATTACCAGTACCGGGTGGAACCACTAAGTCCTTAGTACCAGTTGTATAAACAAGTGCTTTAGGGTTATACCTTCTGGCTCTCGGAGTGTCCACTGAGTAGACCTTAGTTTTCCTTCTAGCACCATCTGGATTGACAGTTTTTAGAAACAAGTCAACAGCATAGAGACCAGTACGCAGTTCTTGAATAAAGTCCTGCTGGTCAAGAATAGTGAAAGAGACACCCTGCCGAGAGACAGAAGTTACTCGTTGCGGGAGAGCACAAGTTTCATCGTCAGACCAAAGTTTGGCAAATTCAATTGCCAAAGTGCGTGCCGCCATCTTTCCAGATGTCGGTGGGTTCTGACCATAAGCATAAGTAATTTCAGTATTACAAGGTGTCCAAGGGGTGGCTAGGCTCACATGTAAAGTGGAGTGGTCTACTAAGTAGTAACTAGATGGGTCCACCAATTCACCATTACGGTTTCTGACTGTAATAACTCTTGTAACTGGTCCGCCACGAAGTTTGATACGAGACTCAGGTGAGATACCATCAACGGTTAGTGAAGCATATCCGTCATAGTCAAAATCAGACGATGGAATATTATATACAGTTCCACCAAACAAAACTCCGTCTGTGTTTTTATTTGACGCACCAAGACGAGAACGACGAATTACGCAGGTATAACGCTCGGTAACTACAGTCTCGCCAGAATATTTACGACCAGACATAGCCCACAACAAGTGTGAAGCAGTCTTAGCAGCCTCTAGAGCAAACTCAGAGTTGGCGTAATCACCTAACTCTTCTGGTTGAATCCATAAAGCAGTCATATCTATCCTTAGGTAAGAAGTAAGGCGACGAGAATTGGAAGAAACTCAACCAATCTCGCCGCCTTTCTATCTAACTATTAGTCCTCGTTTGACTTGATAATGAAGTCAACATTGTTGTCAGATACATAGTTCAAGTTGCCAGGAACATTGTAGGTGTCCTCACCAGAACCGTTAGCGTACTTAGTATCAATCTCAGTGGTAGTAACTGCTGTGTATGAACCAGCCTCAGTTACGCTATCAACTAGGTTTACACGGCTGTACTTGTCTAGGGTTGCTGTCACATTTGAAGACAAGTTGGCATTAGTTGTGTAGTAGAAAGCAGTGTTACCAGCAAGGCTAAATGTAAGAGTTCCATTTGCTGTAGGAGCATTGCTAACTACAAAGTGGGTAGTGTTGGTCACTGACGCAATAGTAGTGCTGGCGTTTAGAGTAGCACCACCAGAATCTTTTGCTAGTGCTTGTCCAACAACAAAACCAGCAGTATTGGCTACTACAAAAGTGGTGCTATTTGTAGCCACATTTGCTGTGGTTGCTATGCCAGTTAGCGGAGTAACTGCCACACCAATTGAAGAAGTGTTGAAAGGTTCGCCACAGTTATTGACATAAATCTTGTCATTGATAACAATTCCAGCATTTGCCAAAGTGTCGCTCAGAGTTACAGTAGCGACATTCTGTACACCGTAAATGCTGTCAATAGCAATAGTGGTGGCACCCTGAATTGCAGACTTGGTAAAGAACTTCTGGTAAGAAGCCTGGTCAGTCCAAGTGTAGAACCCAGCAAGGCCGACAGGTGCCCAAGATGCTCTTGAGTAAGAGTAAGGTCTCTCGGCAGCAACTGGGAATTCCCAACGGCCATCAACAGCAGAACCAAAGTTTTTGTTTCCTAGGCCGTAACCCTCAAATGTGGTTGCCAACATACCATTTTCAATAACCCTGTCACCACTCTGACGAAGTTTTGCGTAAGGAAAGACCCAGTGGAAGTATGGAAGAACGCTTGCACGCTTTCCATCTTTCACAGCGTGTGACCACGCTTCAATGGCAACGCCATTGCCAGCAGGGTCATCGCCTACGCCTGGAGCAGCCCAACCGACAGACTTTACAACTCCGTCAACTGTCTTGCGAAGCAATAGACCACCAGAAAGCAACTGAGAAAGTTCAGAGTCTGGCTCACAAATAGCCAACTCCATAGTAATTCTCTTTAGAGTGTCAGGAGCCTTGTATGTAACACATACAGTTCCGTTAGCACTCTTCTCAGTGATTTCGTCACCTTCTTCGTACTCTGGTGTGAAAGACACACGCATAAACGCAGATGTGGTGTATGAATCGCCCGGACCATTAAGCAAGTTTCCAGCAGCGTCTAGACGAGTAACTCGAATAGATACACCTTGGATGCTTGCTGCGTATTCTTGGGTAGCCATTTAGACTTTTTCTCCTTAGTCTTCGTTAGACTTGATGATGAAGTCAACATTGTTGTCAGCGACATAACCAAGGTTTCCAGGAACATTGTAGGTGTCCTCACCAGAACCGTTAGCGTACTTAGTGTCGATAGCGGTAGTGGTGACAGCAGTGTAAGCAGGAACCTCAGTCGCTGCGTCAACAACCTGAAGTCTGGTGAACTTGTCAGTGACTGCTGTAAGAGCAGTAGCACCAACATTTGTGGTAATAGTGTACGAGATTGCATTAGCGTTGACATTTGTAGCAACAACACCAGAAGTAATAGTGTTGAATGGCTCGCCAGCACCAGATACATAAATCTTGTCGTTAGTAACAAGGTTGTGAGCCGCACTGAATACAACGGTAGCAGTAGTGTTGACTGCGTTGACAGATGTAATATATGGGGTAGTCTGACCCTGAATGTTTCCACCAACGGTGAAGAACTGCTGGTCGCCAGTGTTATCAGTCCAAGTGTAGAAGCCCTGTAGACCAACTGGAGCCCAAGAAGTGCGAGCATATGAGTAAGGGCGTTCTGCTGCTACTGGGAACTCCCAGCGACCATCTACACCAGACTCAAAGTTGCGGTTTCCAAGACCATA